CGAAGATCTTGGCGGCTCCGTCCAGTATGCTCGAGATGAATCCCCATACGGTTTCGACTACTGCCATCACAGTATCGCCGTGTTCTTCGAAGAATCCTCCTATTATCTCGAAGACTCCTGCGAATATCTCTTTGGCGACTTCGATTATGCCTGAAATCACGCCCCAGACTGCGCTGACTATTCCTCCTATGACCTCGCTGTTTTCTTGGAAGAAGGTGACTATCTGAGTTATGACTTCTCCTATGAACGTGGCTACGTTGGTGATGACTTCCACCACCGTGTCGAGTATGCTGCTGGTTCCCTCTCCTCCGTTTATGAAGGAATCGAAGAGGCCTGTCACCACTTCTATGACAGGCGAAAGGGCTTCTGTTATCTTCTCCCAGATCTTGCCCATCTTTTCGCTCAACGCTTCGTTGGTGGAAAGCATGTCTACGAAATATCCCACCAGGGTAGCTACTACCGTGGCTACGGCGGCTATGCCCCCGAAGCTGAACTTGGTCTTTGAAGTCTTCTTGGCGGATTTCTCCACGGTGTCGCTGATGTCGCCCATGGCGGACTTGACAGTCTTGGAGCCGTCCTTGATTCCGTCTCCCAGTCCGTCGGCTATGTATCCTCCTATGCGCTTCATGACTTTTGATGGGGAGTTGATTTCGAGGGTGGTTTCAAATTCTTTTATAACCCCGTCCTCTCCCAGTTCTTTTGTCTTCATCTTGACCGACTTCAGACCGTCTTTAAGTCCCTTTGATACTCCGTCGGCTATGCCCTCGCCTATAGCCTTGCTGCCGGCAGCAAGATCGGCGGCTACGCCTTTGACGGTGGTGCTTAGATTTTTACCTAAGTCTGTAATTGCACTATTCACCTTTCCAAAATAGTCCTTTAACTTTTCACTTTGCTTATACCCGTCTATAAAAGCATAAGACATCTGCCCTAAAGACAACACAACGCTGGCTATGCTGGAAATATCTGCCGCTACATCGAGGCTGAACTTCTTGGTCTCAGGTATCTGCCCGATCTGTGATACTATGCTGTTTATCATCTCCTGCGCCGCAGCGAGAGCGTCGGTATCTACGGAGAGCATGTTTACATTTTCTGTACTTTGTGCCATTTTTTCTCCTTTCTCTTTAAAATTTCTTTTTTCACTAAGTGTTTTGTTGTATAATTTTGATATATCTATATTGGAGGTCTTTTCATCATGACGACTTTTTATGACTTTTTGGAGTACAACTTTGTGTATATTCTCAGGATTTTAGTGGCTTTTATCCCCATATGGTTTTTCGGCATTTATCCGCTGATTAAAAGAGCGCGTGTCAGAAAACATATCCGCAAAAACGTTATTCCTTTTTTCAAAAAAATGCAGGATGAGTGCGACGCCGAGTGTCCCATCATGATGATGATGATAGATGCAGACTCACTAAACATGATGCCCTATGATGCCAACAAGGCTTGTATATTCTTTACGGATTCCAAGTTCGTCGTAAAGAATATCTTCGACAACACTACCTATGTTGAAATACCTTTCACAGACTTTAGTCATTATTATATTAACTATGATGATGATTATTATCTTAGTATCTCTTTCACAAAAGGAAATGAGACACGATTTAAAGTAACCTTTCGTACTGAAAAGTTAACCAAAAATATCAAAAAAGCCTACGGTGAATACCTATATGTCGACGACTTCGTCCGCAAATTGAAGACATTTGACACATGACCTCCGTTTATATCACTCCTTTCTCTGCCCTACGTCGCTGCCCGAATCAGCGGTATAGGGCGATTGTAAATTTTTAAGAACACAAAAAAACTACCATCGCCGGATTATGGTAGTTTTAATATGCCCTTGTCTTTTCTTTTGCAGTCATACGGAGATAAATTTCTCGTCGGCATCTTGCGGCAGAAGGCGTATTTAACCACGCCTTCTGCCTCTATATACAAACCCTTTTAAGGTGAAAGGGGCCTTGCTTTCGGTTCATATATATGTCACAGGCTGTCTCTGTCTATGGCCTCGCTGTTATCTTCTTCATCTTCTTGTATATTCTCAAGTTCTTTCTGCGCTATGGCAAGACCCCTGATGAGGACTGAGGGCACTTTGACGCCCATCTGCACCAGATTTTCTGTAATGCTCCTGGCCTCGTTGACTACCAGCATGGTGAGGGTGAGCCACCCTATATATTCGGCAGCCGCAAAGCCAACTCCCATTTCATCGCCCATTATCATCAGGTTTTGTCCCGTCATAAAAGCGACAAAGATCAGGACCCAGTATCCCAGCTTCTTGCAGATACCCTTCAGACCGCAGACGCTGGATTCTTTGCCCGAAAATCTGGCTTTGCATGTGCCTGTTATCCAGTCTATGATGTTGAATATCAGAAAAGTCGCCAGCACTGCGCCATACTGATGAAATATCTCGGCAGCCATGGCAAGGACAGCCCCCACCGTCAGGTTATATCCGTCTAATAATCTCATTTCTCCTCCTTTTTTATCTGCGAGTTATATTCGCTGACGTAAGCGGAGAAAAGTTCGGCGTCCCTTCGGCTTCTTTCTTCCTCCGAAATCTTCTCCGGAAAAAGCTCAAAAGGAGCCTCCGGATAAGAGCTGTTCTGAGAGAAAGCGCAGGCCAGAGCATGGGTAAAATAAATCCCTGTCATCCAGCATTGAAAATTTATTTCTTCCATTCTGGCTCGCTGCTCTATTTCTCTCGCCCTTATATACGGCGCCAGAGCCGCAGGAGACAGCTTTCCAAGCTGCTCCTTTGTCAGCCCTGCGCAGATGGCGAAGGGGAGCCATTCCCGGCTTACGGCTTCTCTGAAAGAATCAGGAGCCGGCTCTTTGAAAGCGCCGGATGCGCCTCCGCCTTGCCGCGGCCAGCTTTCTTCTCCGCTCACGCCTTGAGAGCCCGAAAAAAACCGCTTTCCTCCACGGCTCTGTTGATGTCTTGCATTATGTCATCAAACTTGCCGCCTGAGGCGATATGGGCCTCGATTTCCTTTCCCGCTTTTTCAGCGTCCCCGCCCATAGCAAGCGCTAAAAATGCTCTGACCGTGGAAAGCACCTTTTTATCCATTTCGGAAAACGACGCTCCCAGATCTTCGAGTTCGCACATTGCGTTGAAATTTAATTCAGGAATCGTATATTCTCTGTCGTTAATTTTCATGATTTCCCTCCCTTTCATCTCAGATTAAGCTGCTGTTATCTCGCCGTTCGGAAGCACAGAGATCTTCATGTCTACTGCTGCGTTAAGGCCGGCTCCGGCGATGGCCACAGAGTGAGAACCGTTGAAAGTGAAAGTGCCGTTAGCTCCGAATTCCACCGTATAAGTAAGATCTTCTCCTTCTTTTTCTTTGAGGGTAGTGAAGACCTCCTTATCGTAATTAGCTACGAATTCCATAGCTGCAAGAGCCTTTACTCCCGGAATAAACTTCTGTACCGTGTCGGCCAGAGTAGTAACGTCGATAGCCGCAGGGGCTGCCCCGAGATCAGGGAAAGACTTGATGTTCACGGTTACTAATGCTTCTTCTCCATTTTTGATTTTTAAAACTGTTCCTTGTGTACTAATTGCCATAATTATTTCTCCTTTTCGTTAATTAGATTTTTTCAGGTAAACGGCAGTATCTCTCTTGAGAGTCCCGTAACTTTCATATATAGCAGTATCTATGCTGATTATTTCCCAGCCTTCAGAAAGCATAGAGGAAAGCTCGTTTTCGATATACTCCGTATCCCCTGTAATACATTTTACCTGTATCATAATTTGTTCCTTTCTGCCGGTTCCGATTGCAGTGGCTCTGCTTCATAGGCCTTTAAGCCTCCCCGATTTCCTCCGGGACGCACCATGGTGTGACCCGGCAATGCGTAAGTATCATTATCCTTTATAAAGCCTCGTCGCCTTAGAACCCGCCGCGGCTCTATTTTGTACATCAGTGTTTATCGCATAATGCGCACTTGTACTTCGGCTCTTCTTTAAAAGAACGTCTCGGAACTTCTGGCTATTAAGTTGTCGATATGTTTTTTCATATTCATGTCCTGCTCGGTACCATTTCAGACATTTTGTTGTCCTTATCGGACAATAAGAATCATACTACAACTTTTTGGATACGTCAAGACCTTTTTGGACATTTTTTTAAAATTATTTTTAGATATGACTTGATTTTTTGTCCGTAATAGTCTATAATGTAGTTACAGCAAGGGAAAGGACGTTTTTAAAATGAGTGAACAAGAAGCAAAATTGTATGAAATTATGGGAAAAATGCTTAAAGAGGCCAGGCTTAAAGCAGGTTTTACTCTCGAGCAGGCCGGAGAAAAGATAGGGGTCATCGCAAAGACCATACAAAGATATGAGACCGGCCAGAGAAAGATAAGCATGGATAAACTCATGGAGCTCACCTCACTCTTCGGCGTGGATTACACTTCGTTTATCTCCGCCGCCAAAAGGCGTCTGTCTGAGGAGACTTCAGCGGATTTTGCCGGCGATCATCAAGCCGAAGACGGCTACTACCTTGATGATGAAGTGGCAAAGATAGCGCAGCAGGTATACGAAAGACCCGAACTTCGCATGCTGTTCAGCGCGTCCAAAGACGTAAGCGCGGAAGACCTCAGAGCCGTTATTGCTTTGGTTGACCGTATGAAGAAGGAAGATGATTAGTATATGTACGATCCAAATTACGCAAAGGTGATATTGCTGGATTTACCCTGCGCCGTTCACGGCTTTGTAGTAAGCGACGGCTTTGATTTCTACACCATAGTCTTAAATTCAAGACTCAGTTATGAAATGCAAAGACAAGCCTACATGCACGAAGTTTCACATATCGAAAACGGCGACATATCAAGGATGCAGGATATCAACCGCGATCTCATGGAAGACTGCGGCGCAGATATAATAGAAGCTTTGCGCCACCAGCTATGCAAAGCATAGAAAATAAGAGGGCGGCAGAC